CTTAATGCTCTCCCCCATAACTTGCCTACATAATATACAAGGTCAATCTATATTTATAAATGGCTATCATCCCACCACAGCGAAAATCGATATCGATGGTTAAGGCTCAACTCCTTAATCCAGCGACAACTTCTCATTTTCAGGTGAGCATCTCTTTTTTAGAGAGAGGATTCAATCAATATCGACAAGAACTTGGATTAAATTTAGATCAAGGTAGATTAAATATATTATGTTCTGAAACATCATTACCCGGATCAAGATTTGCTACAGCAGAATTAACAAATAATATTCCGGGTGTTAGGGAGAGACATGTTTATAGAAGAACATATGATGACACAATAAATCTCACATTTTATTGTGATGCAGATCAATATTTACCAATCAGATTTTTTGAAGCATGGATGAATTATATTTCAAATATGACATCATCAGGATCTAATAAAGTTAAAAATGAGGATTTTAATTATCGTGTTAAGTTTCCAAGAGAGTATCGTGGTAATTTAGAAGTATCAAAGTTTGAAAAGAATCTTGACTCAAGAAGACAAACGAAAATACTCACATATAAATTTGTAAATTGTTTTCCACTTTCGATAAATTCGATGCCTGTTTCGTATGATGCATCACAAGTATTAAAATGTTCAGTCAATATGGCTTACTCAAGGTACTTTATTGAGGATAGACCAAGAGGAGTCATTCCAAGATTCCTAAATGCACTTGCAAGATAGGTGCTAAATAAACTTACTGAATTGTAACATTATGCCATTACCAAAAATTGCAACACCAACCTACGAACTTGAATTACCCTCAACAGGAAAAACAATAACATACAGACCCTTCCTTGTAAAAGAAGAAAAACTACTTGTTATTGCACTTGAAAGTGAAGATACAAAACAAATTACAAATGCTATTAAGGCTGTAATTCGTGCATGTATTTTAACAAAAGGTATAAAAGTTGAATTACTTCCTACTTTTGATATTGAATTTTTATTTTTGAATATTCGTGGTAAATCTGTAGGTGAAGACATTGAAGTCAAACTTATTTGTCCTGATGATACAGAGACCGAAGTTTCTGTAAATATTAATTTAGATGACATCAAGGTTCAAAAACCTGAAGGACATTCTAATCAAGTTAAACTTGATAATAGTTTGATGATGGAACTTAAGTACCCATCTCTTAATGAATTTATTAAAAACAATTTTGACCCTAATGACAAAACACAAAACCCAATGGAACAATCATTTGATTTAGTTGGATCTTGTATTAGTAAAATATATAATGAAGATGAAGTTTGGGTCGCTGCTGATTGTTCTAAAAAAGAGATAACTGATTTTCTTGATTCAATGAATTCAAATCAATTCAAAGAAATTGAAAAGTTCTTTGAGACAATGCCGAAGTTATCTCATACTGTTAAAGTATACAATCCAAAAACAAAAGTCGAGAGTGATGTATTACTTGAGGGTTTAGCGTCTTTTTTCGGTTAGCCATGGCTCACATGAATCTGGAGAACTACTTCAGATTAAACTTTGCCATGATGCAGTACCATAAATATAGTTTGACTGAAATTGAAAACATGATGCCTTGGGAACGAGACATTTATGTTGGATTATTGCAAGCACATCTTGAAGAGGAAAGATTAAAGGAGCAACAAAGAAACGCAAATGGATGAAATGAATCCAGCATTTGAGAATTTTCTCAATAATATGTCAAGACTTAGTGGAACTCCTAGAGAAACCACAAGAAGAGTTTCTGCATCAAATTTTTTGGGTAAAGAAAATAAATTAGAAGCAAGAGTAAATAATAATTCAAAAAAAATAAATGTAATTACACGAATTTTAAAAGCAAGAAGAGCAAATACAGTTGGTATAGAAAAAAGTATTATGGACATCAGAGAAACGATGTCTTCAATAGTACAAACTCTTGAGGCACAAGAAAAGTTTGAGTATGAAAAGTTTCTTGATACACAAAGAAGGTTAGAAAATGAAAAGAGAAGAGATAGAGAGGCATCTTTAGAAGAAGATAAACCATTAGTTAAGATGTTTAAAAAAACAACTAATAATGCTTTAGCTCCAGTTAAAAATGCTTTTATACAAACTTTACAATTTTTTATAAATCTAATTGCTGGTAAATTTTTGATGGGTATACTTAATTTTTTAAGTAATCCTGCAAACATTGGTATTGTAAATTTCATTACTGGGTTTATTAAAAATTTCTTTCCACTTATTCTTGCTGGTATAACTGCTGCAATCATTGGAGTTGGATTCTTGATTGCAAAGATGGTTGGACTCACTGGTTTGTTAAATTTTGCTGCGCTTGCATTTGGTGTTGGTCTACCGGGTACATCATTAGTAACTGGTATAGCGGGTAAGGTGGGTAAGATACCTTTCAAAAATCTTGCAAAGATGTCAGTGTCCTCGTTTAGACCTAACAGATTGTTTCTTCAGGATGGTGGTAAGTTAGAGGGCCCAAGTCATGCTCAAGGTGGAATTCCAATCGAAGCAGAGGGTGGTGAGTTTATCGTTAATGCAACTCAAACTGCTAAGTTCCTTCCATTACTAGAAACAATAAATGAAGGAGTTGGTAAAGGTGTTCGAGGAGCAAAAAGAATTTTTAACACTGGTAAAAATGTAAGATTTCCAGACGAATCAAAAGTTCCTTTTGGTGACATTAGAGATCTATTTAAAAGAGATACATCTAAGGTAAATAAAAACACTTTGTTTGGTGATGATAGATTACAGAGAGGACAAAGCACAAAGAACTATAAGTCAGGAAAACAGTCAACGGCCTTTGGTAGACCTGATCGTGCTTTTGGAATAGATCTTGTCGAGTCATTCAAGAATCGAAAACTTGTCACGGTTTCAGCTTCTGAGGGAGGCCCGATGTCAGGTATAACACCAGCTCAGAGAGAATTAATTTTAAGACCATTCCGGTCACTTTTTAGTGGAGGTGCTGCTGGTTTAAGTAAAAAAGGTGTGAAACTTTATATCTTATCAGAATTAATGAAAGCAACACCACTGGCTGACGGAACTCTTGAGGGAAATATGAACTTATTGCCGATCAATCCAAACGATGGTGGACAACCAACCTTACCTGATTTTTCAAACATACCTAGTATTCCGTCTGCTGATAAGACAGTTCCAAGTAGAAATGAATTACCAACCTGTTCATTAAATCCATCTGATTCAAATAAATGTGATACTCTAGGAATGATCGCTCCGTAATTATGATTGATTCAAGTAAACTACTAACGAATAGATCAAGCGGAGCAACAGTTTTGTCTAGAAAATCTGTAACGAACATTGGTATTATACGAGAAGATGTGATAAAGGTAGATAAGTTGTTGAAGGATAGACTTGTATTATCAAAAGTAAGAGAGGGGATTGAGAGACAAAATCAAGAGCGATTGAGAAGAGTTGGTAGAGAAGAAACTCTTGAGAAAGATGATGATCGAGATGATGATATTGATTTGAAGAAGAAAGATCCTAAACCTAAAAGAGGTGGTGGATTGATTGCATTTCTTATTGGTGGAGTCGTATCAACAATAGGATTTTTTGCTTTAAAATTTTTGCCACAACTCGCAACATTAGGTAAGTTCTTTAAAGTAATATTCAAATCTTTTACTTTTGTGGCAGGTGGTGCACTCACTGCACTCGGTGGATTCATATCAATGTTTAATCAATCATCAACTCAACTTAAGGGGATTGATAAAGATTTAACAAAGGAAAAAAAAATAAATAACGTATTTGAAGATTTCACTAATTCTTTACGTTCAGTAGTTTATGCATTAATATTAGGTGGAGCTTCAGCACTTGGGATAAGAGCATTTAGAAAAAAAGGTATGATGTCCGAAGCTGCCATAACAGATCTTTTACAGGAGATGGGGCAAGATGCGAGACGAGGAAAGACAGGAATGAAAGGTGGTTTCATGGAGATGATGACAGAAGATGAACTTCTAGATTATTTGCGTGGTAAACAGATAAGAGAATTTGAAAGAGATTTTGGTTATCTTGATGATGATATGGTTAAACCAACAAAAACTGAAACAAAACCAAATGTAGTAAAGAAAAAAAGGACTCCAAGAGTAATAAGAAAAAAAGTGCAACCACAAAAAGTTTTATCTGAGGTTTTAGTTGGTGATAGATTGGGAGTAAGTGCAAGAGAACCCGAATTTTTCACAAGATTGGGATTAGATCCATCTTTCGGTAGGAGAGGTGTGGATCCAAGATCCATATTGAAAGAACAAAGAGTTTTGGGTGAAAATTTATTAGCAAGGGACATAGGTTTGGATGATGAATTGAATAGACTAGCTCTAGATCAAGTGCAAATAGATAAAGCAATAGCAGAAGCAGATGAGTTTATGGGAGTTGATGAAAAAACTGGTAAATTACTCAAAGAAAGGAACGCAAGAAAAAGAAGAAAAGATGCAAAACCTTTTAAACAAATAAAGGCAGAGATAGACGCAAGAAATCCAACATATAGAGGTACATCGGGAGGAAAACTTCCTTTGAAGCCAGGTATGCCAACACTTGGTAAACAACCTATGTTCACAGCACCTAAGATAAAGGCATCAAAATTTACTGGTGTTGGTAAAAAAGGTTTGGGAAAATTTCTCTCTGAATTAGGAATTGGTGGTTCTCTTAAACCAATACGTAAATTTATTTCAGAAAGTATTGGAGCAGTGCCTTTGATTGGTGACTTGATTGCATTCCTACTTGATGTTTTTGTCTTTGGTGAACCACCCGGAAGAGCAGCATTTATGGCGATTGGTAGTCTTGCACTTGGTGGATTGCTTGCGGGAGTAGGTTCTGCACTTGGCCCTGTTGGTACGATTTTAGGTGGTATTGTTGGTGGTGTCGGTGGTGACATACTGGGTGGTATCGCATATGATTTATTCTTTAAAAAAGGACGTGATTCATCAAGACCATCGTTTGTGCCAGCCACAAAAGGAGTAACAAGAACTTTTGAGGATGGTGGTTACGTGAATCCTGACTTACCTAGATCGAATTTTAAACCATTGGTAAATAGTGTAGATAAATCTACTGAAATAAGCAGCACTCCTTTTTATAATAAGACTACTGCGGGAAGAGTAAGTTTTGTTCCTTTCCCACTTGTCATTCCATCTAAAGAACAATCACAACAAGAGGAACAATTGATCGCCATGGACAACAAAGCATCTGAAACCAGAACATTTTCAAATTTATATAAGAGATAATGTCAAATAAAAGAGGGTCTGGATTTAACAGATTAAAATACGAAAACTGTGCCGTTAAGAAGGCAATCATCATTTCAAATGAAAGTGATCTTGATGTTGATTTATCAACGGCTCCTGATGTTCAATACTCTGAAAGTTTATTTAATGATACTATTGAAGTTGATATTACTTTTGGTAATACGGTAGGTTCAGTAAATGGTAAGACGGTGATGGAAGGTCTTCCCTTAGTTGGAACAGAGGATTTTGAATTGGTTATTGTAGATCCGAATGGTAATGATTTAAAGGTAGAACTAAATGTAAATAAAGTTACTCCGATAAGAAAGGACACTCAACAAGAGGAACTTTCATTAAGATTAACATCAGAGGAGTTCATTCGTAATGAAGAACTTACATCTCGTGTTGTTAAAAGATATGATGGAAAAGTATCAGAGCACATAAGAAAAATTTTAACAGATAATCTTGCAACAGAAAAAGAACTTTATATTGATGAGACAAGTAATAATTATAATTTTATTGGGAATGTTAGAAAACCACTTTATATAATAAACTGGTTGGCAAAAAAATCGATTCCTGCATCCGATGGTAAAAAAGGAAAAACAGCTGGATTTATGTTTTATCAAACTTCAGATGGATTTCACTATAAATCAATTGATTCAATTTTTGCACAAGAACCAGTTAGAAAATATATTTTTTCAAATACCCCTGACTCATCATTATCAAGTGAGCAATATGATGGTGAAATTGTAAACTTGCTGCCTGATAATAACCTTGTTGCAAATCAAAAATATAGAATGGGTGCATATAATACAAAACTAATTGCGTTTAACCCTTATAATTGTGAGTATAAAATTATTGAACAAGACGCTTTTGAAGATGATGACGATGGAACTGTGCATGCAGGTAAAAAATTACCCGTATTAAATGAGAAGTTTAGTGCTACTCCGACGAGAACAACATATGTTTTGAAAGATATTGGAAATCTTCCGAGTGGTAAAGACCCAAGGGAACAAGTAAAGAAACACGAAGAGGAAAACTTTGAGGTTGAACAAATATTAAATCAATCAATTAGAAGGTATAATCAATTTTGCACAGGATCAGTGGTTATTGATATAGCTCCTGATTTTGATCTACATGTTGGTGAGTGTATCCATATTGATGTTCCTGACACTGGAGGAGGCCAACCAGATAAACAAATAAGTGGTAAATATGTAATCGCCTCTTTAAAGCATAGAATTGTTGAAGGTAAAAGAGGAGTTACCAAATTAGGATTAGTAAGAGATTCCTTTGGTAGAACACCAACTGGTGGTGGCATGTTAACATAAACTAAGTTATGATAGATAAATAAGATTGTAGGAGTTTAATCAATTAACTATGACTACTATTAAACACGATTTAGATCACGAAGTTTATCTTGATCCTAAAGACGGTAAAGAACATACCAATCATGGCATGTTAGAGTATAAAAAATCTGAACTTGAAGAAGTTCATGCAGATTATGAATATGCTCACAAGGACGATGAAGTTGTTCCGAATGAGGGTAAGATAAATGATTGGCATACTCGTCATGAAGATAAGCATTTAGAAATCTATTGTGATAACCATCCCGATGCATTTGAGTGTCGAGTATATGACGACTGATGGAACAAGTATCAGGTTTATATAATCCCGGTTTTGTTGGGAGTCAGTTTCATTGGTGGTTAGGCCAAGTTGCTGATTCCAAAACTTGGCGTGAGAATCAGCCAAATGCTTTTTTTAAAGATCGAAAAGATATTCCGGGATGGGGTTACAGATATAAAGTAAGAATCATGGGCATCCATGATGCTGGAGAGTCCATGATAGCCTCCGATCAATTGCCATGGGCGCAAGTTATGTACCCGATAACTTCTGGTGCAGGTTTAGGTGGTTCATATCAGACTCCCGGAATCAAACAGGGATGTTTTGTTTTTGGATTCTTTCTTGATGGTTCAGATGAGCAAATTCCTATCATCATGGGAATCTTAGGTAATAATGCCAAGACTGTGATTGGAGAGACATCAAAAGATGATGACGATGGTTTATTTAAAGCAAAAAGTGGATATGGCCCTAAAGATATAGTACAAGATGATCAGATTGCAAGTGAGAAACCATCATCTTCACCTACTATCGAGTCAACAGATGCACCAAATAAAGACAACGCAGTAGATACAAACCAAGAAAAAGAAGGTCAGAAAGAATCTCCAATGGAGTGTGTGAAGCATGGGAATAGTTTAGCATCCATGCAAACTCACATGGGAAATTTTCAGAGACAGTATCAAGATTTAATGAGTCAATTAAATGACTACGGAACTGCAGCAGCATCAAAAAATATCATCACAAATATTAATGAAGGGGAAATAAATTCAAAAATAGATCAATTAATTGATGACACATCAAAATTAAGTGCGGGGTCACTTTTGCCATCACTTAACAATACTCAAAACTTTTTAAGTGAAAAGATAAGTGGTTTAACAGAGACAATAAATGATGCTGCAAGTATTACTGATAGACTTGATAACTTAAAAGCAGACGTGGAAGCGCAAAGTAAACTTGCCTGTGTGTTTAATAAGATAAAAGGAGACCTTGCACGATTAGTTGCAGCGGGAATAAGAAGATCATTAAGACGTAAAAATAATCAAACACCTCAAGATCAAAATCAAAATAGACCAACAGATAATAATTCTGATTTAATTCCACCATTGCCACCAGAGGGATTCTACACTCCAATGAATCCTTGTGAAACTGAGGATATAATTGCAGATGTTTTTTCAAATGTGATGGGAGATATAACAACAGGTTATCAGAACTCAATTACTCCTATAGCAGCTGGATCAGGGACACCAACTCAAGGTAGACTAGCAGACATTTTATCGCAGGAAAACGTGCTTGTTAACTTAGAAAATGGAAATCTTTTCGGTGGTTTGGCAGCTGCACTTGGTGCTGGTATTGGTATTAATGCGAGTCAGTCTGGTGCAATCACATCTGCATTGAAAGCGGGGAACTATGCAGCAGCATTAACATCACTCGTTGATTTTTCTGGAAGTAATGCAGCGATTGGTGGATTATCAACTGCGATTCAGTCAATTGATAATGGTGATATCGTGGGTGCATTTCAGGGGATAGCAGGGCCGCTTGGTATAGATTCAAAATTGATGGGTGCCGTTGGTGCTTCACTTGGTGCAATAACGAATGGTGATATAGGATCTTTGACAAACGCATTAGGAAACTTAGGTGGTTCAGCACCACAAATATTAACAGATGTTTTAGGTGGTAGACTTCCTTTATCTGGTATCGATATCGGAGGTTTTGGTGCTCTTGGTGGATTGGATTTTGATCTCGCTCTTGCATCGACGTTTATGTCAACCGCTGCAGCATTTTTAGAATGCGATCCTAAACCTGAGTGTCCCATAGAGAATAAGTATAATTTTGATGGTGGTGGATCAAATACGGAAAATTCAGATAAAAAAATTAATACAAATAATATCATTGACAAAGTTAAAGAAGCAGTCCCCCCTCTTCCTGTAAGAACAACCAATTTACCGGGTGACATAGGATTTAAACCTAATTTTGATATACCTAAATTTCCGGGTGGACTAGAGGGAGTATAATGTCAATCGCACCTATTTCAAAGGAGAATATAAAAGTTGGATATATTAGTCAAACTGACGGATATGTTAAGAATAGATCTATTGCTCAAGCAAATGATCACGAGGCATTAAATCCGGGGACAACTTACATCTTTCTGAACGGTGATAATAAAGTAAAGTATTTAACAATAGATGAGGTTAATGCGTTAACATCAAAGGATTTATTAAGATCAGATCCCTGTAAAATAGGGCCTCAACCATGTCCTCCACCCACACTTGAATTTTATGGAGGTGGTGGAATTGGTGCAGAGGCGAATCCTGTCGTAGATCGTCAAGGCAATCTTCTTGCTGCCGATTTAGTAAATGGAGGATTCGGATATCAAACACCACCTTTTGTAACAGTCGTTGATCCTTGTCGTAATGGAAATGGTGCCGTTCTGAACACAGAAATAAGAAATGGAGTTGTTGTAAGAATTATTGTAAACGAAACGGGGACAGGATATTTACCACCAAAATCTACGCTACCACAATATCCGGCAATCCTTCAATTATCTGAGGTAAGGGTAGACGAACCCGGAATAAATTATGATTGTGGTAAGGATGAAATAATTATTGAACCAGCAAATGGAACACAATTATCATACACT